CCAGCCGATACCATTCTTGTTCCAGCCGTCGCATAGCTTCTGCACGGCCTTCTCGCGCACGCAGACGGTTTCTGTGTTGCCGCCAACGTCCCGCACCTCTCGGCGGTAAATCTCGCTCTTGGGCGTTCCTGTGGCTTCTGCGAGCTTATCCAGCAACACCCATGAGTAAGCATTGGCATCGAGGCTTCGTTTTTCACGGTGCTTTTTGACGGTCACGTCAACGTCTACCTCGTGCAGCTCGTCGTACAGTGTGCCGACGTTCTCCCGCGTAGCGATGGTGAGTAAATACCTACCATCGCGCGCAAGGGATAAATCATGAAGTCGGGCTTTCATTCGCTTTTCTCCTCGCCATCATGCACGACCAACAGAGCGGCGCTTTATAGGTATTTATCGCGTTCTCCGCAATCTCGGCAACGGAATATAACTTGCCGCCGTGCGTCACCGGGTAGATAGGCATTCCGCAGTCCTTGCAAGTATTTTTCTTGACCTCTCGCTTGTACTGCGCGTTAAATGCGGCCATCTCTTCCTTACTCGGCTTCTTATCCTGCTTAGGCGGTTTTTCTAATTTTCCATTGCTCGGGGTCCTGGTATCATCAACCGGGTCGCGGAACGAATCACTCTCCGCTTCGCTGTAAATGCCGGAATAAGCGAGCTTGGAAAGTTTCAGCACAACGCGGTCAAACATACGCTTAAACGCCATCGCATACGGATAATCGTTCTTGCAGTTTTTCTGTGTGACTTCGCCAACCTCATATAATCCCTGGTCTTTATCGCAATAGGTAAAAACCAGCGCGCCGCCGTATCCGCACTTATCTTCGGTAACGGACATCGGATTAAACGGCTTTTCCAATTTGTCGTTGATTTTCAAGCAGCCGTTGTGAGAGATAATCAGACCTGTATAACCCATCTTGCCGCTTTTCGTCTCGTTCATCAGAATCCAAAAATCTGCGGGGGAAAGTCCATACTTCCCGCTTTCGATGATCTCGCAAGCCTTTTTCTTGCTCTCTTTGTACTTGTCGGATTGCCAAACTGGGATTTTCTTCCCCTGCTTTTGGCTGTATTCCTCTACGTTCTCGCCAAAGTTGTACTCCATCACTTCACCCCCATGCTCATGCCCTGCACGAGCGTTGCACCGTCGATTTCGGTGCCGCTTTTCAGCAGCGGGGCAAGGTCGGTCTTGCTCACCGTGGGGGCGTTGTAAGTAACCTCGCCGTCGTGACCATTGGCGAGCATCCACGCCACCACCGCGCCCATGTCGGAGACCTCAACGCTCGTGGTCTTGCGGTAGCTGATGGAGCATCGGGGGGTGGAAAACTTCTCGCCGTTCAGCACAGAATCAAGATATTTTTTCTTGCTCTCTGCCGCGCGATCTAAAGCCTGTCTGCGCGCCGCAAGGGTCTTCTCTTCTTCGCGGATCGCCTTTGCTTCGGCGACGTCGTTTTTAATCCAAAGCGCAATGTTCTCGATCTTCTGCTCTCTTGCCATGTTCAGCTCCAAGAGCTTTTCAACGTCAAGGATTTCACCGGTCTCGGCATCTACACATTCCGCAAGCGCGGAATCAATCTGATAAAGATTCATCTTTTACCTCCGTAATATTGTCTGTGCCACAATAAGGGCACACGGTTTGAGTGGTAATCGTCCAGTTCTCATCGTCCATATTTTCGCGGTATGCATAAAGAGCTGGCTCTCGGAAATCCGCGCCGCACGATTCGCAGTGCATCATTCCTCCGCCTCCAAATACACCATTGCGCTCTGCACGCCGAAGACGCGCGCCGCCTGATGGTCGTCGAAAAACACGTCGATGTGGTTGCCGTTTACGCCGCCGCCGCAATCCTCCGAGATGTAGCTGCGCTGCGTGCCGTCCGGCCAGATCAGCAGGACGTGCGTGCCGTAGGGGATCACCTTGGGGTCGACCGCGATCGTGCGTCCTTCGGTCGCCAGCGTGCCGGTCGCGGTGTAGCCGCTTGCCCACTTGCCGCAGCAGCAGCGCCCGGGGCAATAGGCCGTCAGCGTAAACTCTCCAAGAAACACGTCGTTGCACACCGCGCTTTCGGTCGCAGGAATGTCCCACGCGGGATCATACTCCTCTACGATGGGCGCTTCTTCCGGTTCCGCATCGACCGCCTGCGCGCTGGTGGCGAGGATTGAGATCACGATCAAAAGGATCGTTGCGCCCAAGCACGCCGCCGCAAACAGCGCCGATTCATCGGCCTTGCGCTGCTCTCTCGTGCGCTTGTCGTGCCGTCTCATCGCCTGCACCCCCTGTCGATGTAGGGCAGCAGGTCATACAGCGCCTTGCATACCGCGCACGCGCCGATGACAGAAAGCCCCGTCGTAAAGTCGCAGCCGTTGAGCGCGATCACCGCAGCGGCGATGCCGCCGAAAAACAGCGTGTCAATCATTTCGTGCCTCCGATCAGCATGAGCTTTTCCGCGTCCGTAAATTGCAAAACTCGGTCAAGCT